ATCAAAGAATGTATCTAATACCTCAACATCTTCTCTTAATATCGCCTTAGCTTTTTTAATTGCCATTTCTCTTTCCTCTAATATTTCTTTATCAGTTTTACCCCTCATAGGTTGTGATATAAATAACTTTTTCATTTTATTTTTCCTCCTTAAAAGCGTTTAATAATTCTTCCTTTTGATTCCTTATAATCCTTACTCTACGATTTATATAATTCATATCATCTTCTAGGCACTGCTCTATATATGCTTCATCATCTACACTACCTATAACATCATCTAAACGTATTAATAATGAATCTACTATAGCAATATATCTATTAATGGCTTCAATCTTTTCCTTATCCATTTAATTAAGCTCCTTTGTATTAATTATTATCTACCTGTATTAAAACTGGATTCTTCCAATCAGTAACATAATCCCAGCATAAACAACCATTTTTATCTTTGATAATTGGATTGTATTTAGAATCTAATATGATACAATCTTCTGCATACTCATATTTTCCTATCCACCAACCACTCTCAATTTTTGCCCCTTTAGTTCTTTGAAATCTTATTTTCTTTATAAACATTTAATGTAATCCCTCCACAACCTTTTTTAAATATTCTATTTTTTCTTCATCTAAAGTATCATCACACTCTTTAATTTCTACCCTATCTTTTCCATACTTATTTATTAAAGAAGTCGTATTACACATTAATACATACTCACTACAACAAATATTATCTAATTTGCCATCTAAGTAAATTCTATATTCTCTACCCATTACAGTAATCTTTCCTTTTCTTCTTTTTTATCTATAAATGTAAGTATTCTAAGTGCTACATTAAGCCCTATCCAAGTAATAAGCACTATCTTTGCTATAATCCATAACATTTTAATTCCTCCTACCATTTTGGTGATGTCAGCAAAATGGTTTATTTTAATTCTTTAATACATTTCTTACATACAATTTTATTTTTAAAGCTAATAATATCTTTAAACTCACCACAGAAAATACACCCTGGATTATATTTTTTTAATATTATTGATTCATCTTCAATAAATATTTCAAGTGGATCACATTCATTAATATTCAAAGTTCTTCTAAGTTCTGCTGGTATACATAATCTTCCTAAGTCATCTATTTTTCTTACAATTCCTGTACTTTTCATTTTATTTTTTCTCCTTTATAGCATTAATTATCTCTTGTAATTTATTTAGAATAGTTTCTACATCATCATTAGTTTTAACTGTTCTTTCTCCAATAAATTTATAGGCTTCTTCTAAGTGATTGAAATATCCAATAGGCTTATTGTATTCCTTACCGATATTTTCTTCTTTGGTAGCCGTTCCTACGTTCACAATACACTTTTCATAAACAACATATTGTCTAGTATCCGATTCTATAATAAATTTTCCTATTGTAGCTTTCATACTATTTACACTCCTATAATTCTTTAACTAAAACAAAACACACATTACTTCTATTAATTAATCCACTAATATCTACTTTTTCTTTTAGACCTTTATTAACTTTATTTATTGCATCTATTGTTTTATCTTTATCCAAACTCTCTCTATTAAACTCAATTATATTAGCTTTAGCAGTATAGCTCTCTATCTCGTAAGTATTATTCTTTTTCATTAAATCTAATAAATTATTTTTATAGTTATCTAAATCTATTTCTAGGCCTTGTATTCTATCTTTTACATCTAATATAGATTCCATTAAATCTCTCATTCTCTCCTGGTCTTTAGTAATATTTTTATCTAAAATTATCATAATTCTTTATCCTCCTAATCCTTCATATAATAATTACACTCGTAACCATCTGCTTTTAAATAAAGTCCTGGAGCCCAGTCTATAGGTTCACCAAAAGTTTTATTAACTTCTTCTAAACTTCCAAAATTATTTGGTGTATCTAAAATCAATTCATCATGTACGTGCATTACAACTTTATAACCTTTATTTTCTATCCTTATCATTGTTTCACCTAGACAATCTCTTGCCGTAGCTTGTACAATATTTTCAACTAATTTAGGCCCATAAGTATCTAGTCTTTTCCATTGTTTACTCGTTTGCTCCATTCCTTCATAAGTTATCTTGGTACCGCTAAAAGTTTTATGGTCCTCAATTTTAGGTCTTAAATAAGCTAATTTCCTACCACTTGGTAATTGAATAAATAAAACTCCTGGTTTATATATAAACTTAAGTCCAAACTGCATTTCTACAGTCGTTCTTCTACTTATAGCTTTCTTAGCTGCTTTATCACAATCCCACCAAAACTTAGTTATATTTTGATTAGCATTTCTCCAAGATTGAACTAATCCAGGTAATTCATCTTCAGGAATACTTTTATTCTTATCCATTGAACTTAAAGCTCCTACACTTCCTCCATATCCTAAAGCAAGTTCTGCTATTTTTCCTTTTTGTCTTAAATCAGAACCCTTTTTTATTTGTTCTATTGGTATATGAAACATCTGACTTGCTGAAGCTTCATATATTTTCCCATGAGTTTTAAAAACATCTATTCTCCATTTTTCCTGTGCATACCAAGCAATTACTCTAGCTTCTATTGCACTAAAGTCGGCAACTATAAATCTACTTTCTTTAGATGGTATAAAAGCTGTTCTTATAAGCTGACTTAAAGTATCAGATACGTTATCATAAACAAACTCTAAATAATCTAAATTACCTAGCTTTACAAGTTCTCTAGCACTATTTAAATCAGGTAAATGATTTTGCGGTAAATTCTGAACTTGTACTAATCTTCCAGCCCACCTACCTGTTCTATTAGCACCATAAAACTGTAAAAGCCCTTTAACTCTTCCGTCTGCATTTCTAGCATCTATCATAGCCTGATACTTTTTAACACTTGTTTTGGCCATAAGACTTCTTAACGCTAATACTCTTTTAACATTATCGTTAGTTGCATTTTCTAATAATTGTGGTATGCTATCTTTAGTTAATGAAGTAACTTCAAATCCAACTTGATTAGAAAGCCATTTCTTTAACTGTACTGGACTGTTCGGATTATCAAGTCCAGTTATTTTTATGGCTTCTTTTGTTAATTTTTCTGTATATTCTTGATTAATTCTAATAGCATTTTCTATTAAATTAATATCTAAATTAATTCCTCTATCATTAATTTTCTGATCTAAATTCCATAATAATTTTTCTTTTTTTGTTGTTTCATATACACTTAATTTTTTTCTTATAGTTCTTTCAACTTCTACGTCCTGTTTACAGTATTCTTTAAATAAATTCCATTTCTCCATATCATGTTCGGGAAGATTTCTAGTTCTTCCACCATTTACTTTTGTAGGTTTGCATGGCATACAGAAATATCTAATTAAGCTTTTCCCAACTTTCATTTTTTGTTTATCTTCAGGAAATTTTAAAGCCTTTCCTACCATTTCTAGACTTCCTGGTAAACCTAAAGTTAAAGCTTTAATCATTGTGCATTCCCATTCCTCGGGCTTACATGTCTCATGTAGTATATAATTTTTAATAGCGTTTCTTTCAAAGTTAGCATTAAATGCAGTTTTTAATATTTTAGGATCTGTTAATGCTTCTTCTACTTCTCTTGGTAATTTTTCACCTAACATAAAATCTACAATTTGGACTGGTTCATCATCAAAAGCATAAGCAAATAGCATAATTTCAAAATCAAAGGAGCTACAGTATCTGTAAGCTCCTCCTTTTTTAATATCTATACTGCTATAAGTTTCAACATCAATACTTAATATTCTCATTTTCTATCCTAAGAAATCTTCTTCATGTTCAACTGCTTCAAAATCATCTTCAGCTCTAGTTGCTCCACCTAAAGAATCTCCATCTTTTATTTTTTGAATATTACCAAGTCCTGCTGCTACACCTTTATTTCCGTTTGCATTATAAGCATAGAAATTAACGCTAACTCTTGCGTAGCAACCTGAATAAACTTCTGATTGATCTAAGATAGGTTGTACATTTTCATCAACTATACCAGGTTTATTTTTACTTGAAGCATTAAAGAAATAGCAACCTGCATATGCTTCGTCATCAGGTCTTTCTACATCTCCGTCTCTTAAAGGTGTTTTTAAAACTGGTGGTATCTTACCATTCCATTTACCTTTTCCAGTTTCTTTAGCTTCTTCTACAGCTTCTTTAATTGCTCTTAAAGTTTCTTTATCATTCTTAGAAACTATAACTGATACTGAATATTTTGGCTCGTTTCCTTCTATTGCACTTGGCTCCCAAATGTGAGCGTAGCTTAATCTAACTTCTCCTGTTACTACTTTTGTTCCTTTTCTACTTGCTTTTATCATTGTTTATATTCCTTCTTTCTAAATTTTTTTATTGAAAATCTGCTTTTGCAGCATTGTATACTTCTCTTTTATCTGATAATGGCACCAATGTAGGCTTACCAAGTGGTTTATCAATTAAATCTTTAAATAATCTTTCAGTTTCTTTTTTACCTATTGCTCTTTCAATATTAGAAATAGTAGTAAGTTTTTTAGTCCATATGATATTTTCTAAAAATCCCCTATCAGTTAATATTTTTGCTACGGCTTTTTCATCTTTCCATTTTCTTTGACTTCTTCCTTCAACTAATTTATATCCTTTAAATTCTTGTCCTTCTAAAGCCTTATCTAGTGCATATTCTTTTACATCACTAGCCCATTTAACTAAACTATCTACTTTTTCTAATATTTCTGATATTTCATCATTTGATAAAGTGTCAGATTTCTTAAACTCAAACTTAGCTAATTCTAAATTTTCATCTGCTCTAGCTCTACAAACTGATCTAGCTTTACAAAATTTACAATGGGCACCAGTTTTAAATTCACCTTCACCTTTAATTGCAAGTTCTGCACTAGGTTTTACAACTTCTTCAGCCCATTTTAATAATTCATTAACACTTATTTCATCTGATGAAATGTTACTTAATCTAGGTTGAATAATAGTCATTCTTACTTTTTCTATATCATATAAGAAGCTAAATTTATTAATAGCTCCTAGAGCATATAATCTCATTTGGCTATTATTTTCTGCTGATACTGGAACACCTTTACCATACTTCAAATCACATATTTCTAATGTTCCATCAGCTATAACTATAAAATCTCCTGTTCCAAATCCAGCAGGTACATAATTAGAAAAATCTAATCTTTGTTCTACTGCTGCTATTGAATCAGTTGTAGTTTCTTTTGAATTAAGATATTTTTCTATACATATCTCTTTATAAACATCTACATAATCGTCCATATTTTTTGAATATAAAGGATTATCTTTAGTTGATTTATTAAACCTTAAAGTATAAGTTCTCTTAGTTATTTCTTTAAGTTCTAATCTTAGTTTTAATTCTGCTAATTCATGTGCTAATGTTCCTTCTTCTGCATAAATAGAAGTTTTATCTTCAAATTGTTCTTCTAATCTTACACTAGGTGGGCAGTTAATCCATCTACTAGAACCACTAGCACTAAGTTTAGCGTGTTTATCAGGCATTACATTAACTCCTTAAATTCATTTAATACTGCTTCGTAATCTTCTTCTTTAAGCTCTGATAACTTACTAGCACCATATTTAGCAGTTATTTCTGCAAGTTCAGGTTGTTTACCTGCTTTTACAAGAGTTGTTGCAACTTCTCTTATTTCAGTAAAATCAATCTTTTTTTCTTCCTTTACATCTTCTTTAACTACTTTTTCTTCTTCTTTTTTATTAGATACTTTCTTTGTTTTAGCCTTAGTTTCTTCCTTAATTTCATAATCTTCTGACTTTTTAGTTTCTACTAAAGCATTAATAGCTTCATTATCAATTTGAATGGGTGGCATAATAATTTCATTAGCTTTAAAAGCTTTTGAAAACTCCTTAACTTCTTCAATAGAATTAAATTCTGCTATAATCTTCATTATTTATCTCCTCCATATTGTTTTTGATTTTATGTTTTGAACATTTTCTGATTCATGATAATAAGCCTGTTTTTCAATATATTTCTTATTGTAGTGATCATTAATTACTTTTTTCATGAATTCGGATTTACTTAATTTCCTCATTCTAATTCTCCTAAAAATAATTTATTTTTAAATTGTTCAATATCTATTTTTTGAACAACCCACTTAGTGGCTTTTTCTATTTTATTAGAATCATTAGTATATCTAACTACTTTAGCTAAACTGTATTCATCATTTGCTTGTACTACTATATAGTCATTTTCTTTTAAATCATCAATATCAGTTTTATAAGAATATAAATTATCAAAACTACTACGGATAAATTTAACTAATACTACTTTCATCTTTCTCCCTATATCCGATAACTCCATAGTTAACTCCTTCAAACTGATCTGATAATCTTTTAATAAAATGTATTAATACAACTCTTTCATCTGCTCCTGTACCTTTTGATAATTCAATAATTAAATTTTTTATTATTGCTACTCCTTCTCTTTCTAAATCTTTAAGTTTCCCTTCTACTTCCATTGTTATCTCGCAACTTTCATTATCAATCACTTGACTTTCTGCTTTAATCATTTTTCTTTTTCCTCCTTTGTTTTTAATTTCTGATTAAACATGATAGTTTGCAGCAGCACTTATTTATTTATAGGGAGAAAACGGGATCACGTAATATATAAATTAAAGTAAAAAAATAAGTGCTGGTGTGAACTATCATGTTTATAACCGAAACTAATTTGTTTTTTGGACTGTTGCGCTTTTTTTTAAGTTTTGCACTATTAAGCATGAATCAATAGCATTTTCAACATTTAATAAATCATCATTTGATTCAACTTTTTCTAATTTAAATAAAATATTTTTTATTGTTTCTAGTCTATTTGTTTCCATGTTTTCACCTCTTTCGTTTACAACTAAATTTTATCACTTTATTTTTCGTTTACAACTGTTTTTTTATGAACTTTTAGTAAATTACGATATTTTAATTATACTTTTTGCGTTTACAACGAATAAATAATATAGTATAATTATTAATGGAGGAGATAAAAATGCAAGAAATAAAAGAAAGGTTTAAAGAACTCCGTAAGGAGTTAAAATTAAATCAATCTGAATTTGGAAAACGACTTGCCGTAAGTAAAGATGTTATTTCAAATATTGAAATTGGTCGAGTTCAACCTAAAACACTACTAATTGATGCCATATGTGATACGTTTAAAGTAAATAAAGATTGGTTAGTAAATGGTAGCGGGAATATGTTTAATGATTCTAAAGAAAATGTTGAACTTGAAGAATTGCTATATAAGATCAGTAAAGAAAATTCATCGTTATATCCTACGGTTTTAAAGCTTTCACAACTAGATAGTGAATCATTGGTATTAATAGATTCATTGTTAGATAAAATCTTAAAAAAATAAGAGAGTATTAAATACTCTCTTGTTTTTTTATTACCACTATATATTTATATAAATGTTCTATCCAATATGGATTATTTAAATTATTGATAGTTTTTATTATTTCTTTTTTCATTTCTTCTTTTGTTGCCATTATTTAATTCCCCCAATCTTCAAGGATTTATACCTACATTTTAGGAACTTATGTTCTATCTTTCAAGTCAAGGAAATTATAAAAATTTAGACAACCCTTTATTAAGAAAATCTCATTTTTAATAATTAAATATGCTACATATTTTTATTTTAATATCCATATTCATTTTTTACTAAAATTTTCATATTTTTATTACTATAAAAACAAAAGAAGCTACTCTGTTAAAAGTAACTTCTTTTTTAGGAATAGTGTTAAATTTATTAACAATATACATAAATGTATTTATATAGGATTATTTATATTTTAACACTAATTACATTTAAACACAAAAAGAGCTATTTTCCATAAGGTAGCTCTTTTTGTTGGTAACAAATAAAAAAAATACTATAGATAGTATTAACTTTTTAGTTTAAGCCATATATAAAATTTTCAGGAGTTACATATCGGCATAGCAACTCCTTTAAAAATAAAATATGGAAAACGTTAAAAAACTATTTTTATAAGGTATTATTGTTTAATTCATTTATATTATATAATAAATCAAAACGCTTTCAAACACATTTGTGTTTAAATTAAACAAATGTTTAAAATTTAGTGTTTATTAAGCTATAAAATTAAAGTATTTTATAAGTTTTAATATAATAAAAAAGGAGCTATACCATATATAATAGCTCCTTTTTTATTAAAATCATAACGATTTGCAAAGAATTATTCATGCAAAAATTTATATTAAATTCAAATTTATTATAGTATTAATTAAATAATTTTTCAACTATATTTGTTTAACATTATAACAAAAATTAACAAATTTTAATTATTTTATATAAATTTAGCTGAAAACATTTTTACATTTTTAGCAAATATTCATACCTTAAACTGTTTTTCTAATATGTTTTTAATCATAATAAAATATAAAAGGAGTCACCTTACAAATAGGTAACTCCTTTTGATAGTAAAAAATTACAAAACATTTAAAAATCACTTTGCTTGTTCCTTAACATGTTTAAATTATAATATACACTAACTCATTTTAAAAACACTTTTGTTTAATATTTTCACAAAAGTAAAATATCTTTTATTATTTATTTAAAAATATATATAAATACATTTCATAATTTAAATAAATATTTATAATCTAAACTGCTCTTCTCATATTTTTATTATTAATTTTATTTAAAAACAAAAAAGAGCTACCTTATATAAAAGCAACTCCTTTTTGTTAACAACAAAATAAAAAAAACACTTTAAAAAAAATATCTATATCAAAATATATTATAATATTAAACACTTTATTTTAAAAATAGTCATGTTTAAAGTTTTCATAATAGTAACCTAATATTTATTATTTAATAAAATAAGTAATAAAAATTTATTTTATTATTTAATCATCTATTTATGATTTAAACTATTCTTTTTATATTTTTATTTTAAATTTAAAGTAATGCTAAAAGGAGCTACTAATTAGTAGCTCCTTTTGAGTGGTTTAACATCTTAACATATCGGTTAGCACTTAAATTATAGTATTAATAATTTTATTTTAAAATAAAATTATTTTAATATTTTAATAAATGTATAATATTTTAAAATATCTAAACATTAATGGTAAAGATTCTAGTCTTATATTTTAATATATAAATTCAATTTTAACTAATCTTCTCATATTTTTATAAGGAACTAGAAAAACAATAAATAAATTAATGAGTTTCTAGTATATAATAATATTAAGTAATACTAAGCTTGAACTACCTCGGGCATAAAGCCACGAGGTTTTATGCCCTCATTCTATAAAATTTCACTTTATAATAATTGAATAAACATAAACTTTAGTATATTATATAATCAATATGTAATTAAATACTATATTAGTTGTAAATGTTGCTGAAGCAATCAAAGAATTATTTTAAAGTAATTAAAAACTATGTTAGTTGTAACTAAAGTCAGTAAATTAATAAATTTACTGACTTTATTACTTATTTTTACTAATTTTAGATTTTATTCTATTTATTCTTTTATCAAAATCATTACTCCAACCTTCTGATTTACCTTTTTCACAAATTCTTATAGCTTCAATATATTTCTTTTTTCTCTCTAGAATTATACCTATTTGTTCATAAGCTTTATTAACAGGCATTACTTCACCATATTTTGAGTAAAATTCTTTTGCAAATATATTTGAAAATTCTATATCTTTATATCCAAAAAATATTGCTCTATCTAAACTATCATCTTTATCTCTATTTCTATAATAGAAGTCCATTAAGTTTGTTAACGTGAAATGTAATGAGATTATATAATCATCTTCTATATCTCTAAATATAAGTTCTTCAATCTTTAATGCTATTTTTTTAGCAGTAGTATATTCATTATACATATTTATTAAAATATCATTTAAAAATTCAAAGTCCTTTATTTCTATAAAATTTTCATCATTATATCTACTTCCTGGTTTTTCTTGTATATAAATTTCTTCCCTTATATTACTTTTAGATTCTAAAATTAAATTTCTATCAACTTCAGTTAACTCATTAGTCCACCAATCAGTTAATCCATAGTATCTAATTAATCCGAATTCATTAGTTGCTTTTTTAACTATTTTTTCTTCTTTAGCTTTAGTTTCAATATTAAAATCTAATAATTCTCCAAATGAAACTGTAGTTTTATTATAGACTTTATTATAAGCTGCTTTTTTAGGATCATGGATCCACCCCATACCTTTCTTACCGTAAGCAGGATTAATTGAGCTTTTAATTGCTCTTTTAGCTCTTCCTGTAGTTCTAGCCTTAAAACTTTTCTTTAAACTTGGTGTTCTTATTCCCATTTTCATTTGTTTAGCCCCCTAAAAATTTATATATTAATTATTTTCAAATATAGTATATACTGGTCTAGCTTGTCCCCAACAACGAATAATTAACTGTTTAGGATTATGAAAATCTCTTGTAATCATTCCATTTTCTTTAATTTTCATAGGATAGTCTATTTTATAAAATAAAACCCCTATATTATTCTCTATAATGTACCTATTAAATTCTTCAGTATCTTCTAAAAATAATGAATCCTCCCTATCTAAACCACAACTTGAATATAACTCATATTTATTTCTATAATAATCTAATATCTTTGAAAAATATTCCATTTTATCACTCCGTTTTTCCAAACCGTTTAAAATCAATTCTAAGCGATTTTATTCTAGACTAATGTATTTATACGTCTATAGGGTAATCTTGTCCATATAGACCGTATTTTAACTCAAATAGTACTATTTTAATTAGCATAGTATCTAAAGAGTTAAATTATTAAAATCATCTTCTACTACGTCATTATAAGATTGTAATTGTTGTTCTTTAGTTTCTTCAAAAGTTGTAACTTTATTTTTATTAGATTTTTTAGTTTTATTTGCAAATTCAGCTTTTTGTTTTTTAGAAGCTCTAAATTTTTCTATTGCTTCGTTTAACTCTTCTACTGTTTCTAAATCTTTAAAGTTATCTATTGCTTTTGCAAATCCTGCATAACTTTTTGTATTAATTTCTGCTTGATAATCGATAAGAGCTTTAACAAATTCTATAGATTTATTTTCTATAAATTTCTCAAACTTAACTCTAGTTGTTTTTTTCAATTCACAAATATTTTCATTGAAATAATCAATTAAATTATTACTTTCAAATTCATCACTACTACTACTAGTAGAAATCTTAGTAGAAGTCTTAGTAGTATTCTTAGGTATAGGTTCGTTCTTTTTGAACATATTGTTTTGTTCTTTTTGAACTTTTGATTTGTTCTTTTTGAACACATGAATATTTTCAATAATTTTTTCGTTTTTATTATCTTTTAAAGGGTTATTTTCTTCATTTGTTCTTTTTGAACATATGGAATTTTTATTTTCTTGTTTTTTATTTTCAGATTCTTTTTCAAGTCTTATTAATTCTTCATGATTAACTGTATACCACAAAGTTCTATCATAACCTTTTTTATTAAAATTACCTGTTATAACTAAATTTTTATCTCTTAGATTTTTTAGTAATCTTCTAATAGTCATAAGACTCCAACAAGGAAATTGTTTATGCCATTCTTCTATAGTATTATAGGTCCAGTAATAGCCATTTATATATCCCATTTCTATAGTTTTTTCATTTCTTAAGTCTGCTTGTTCTTTAATATTACACCAGTATTCAATTTGTTGTAGGACTTGAGCCTCCCTATCTCCAATTAAAACTGCTAAGTCCATATCATATACAATTGGTCTACTTTTTCTTAATAATCTGCTTTTTTCCATAATAATATCCCCCTTGATATAAGAACATTAATCAGTTCTAACAAGGAGGATTCCTATTGACATTAACTATAATTTAATTTACTATATAGTTAATATATCCTACTCGTTAGATTTAATCTACGTGTTAGGAGAATAATAGAAATCCTTTATTAGAGTTGACCTGTTATTACTCTCGGCGACCAAACTTTGAGTATGACAGGTTTTTTGCTGTTCTTATATATTCTTTTATTTAAAATTATTTCCTTTATCATAACATAATTTTTATTAATTTGTCTATTAATTGGTAAATATGTTATAGCTCTTATATTTTATATAATAAATTTTTATTATATATCTTTGAATGATGTATTAGTTGGTTCTAAAGTTCTAACTAAATCTAAAAAAGCGAAGTTTCTAAATAATTTATCACTAGTAAGGTAAAAATCTAATTTAAATAAATTAGGTATTTTAATTTGGTTTAGAGCGATTAGTTCTATAATGCTTAAATATAGGTTATCTGTATTTAAAATTTTAAATGGCTTAATTTGGTTTCTTAAATATATAACGATTATTCCAGAATATTTTAAAGGCTCAATTTTTCTAATAAAATATTCGTTATTTATATATCTAATGAAATAAAGTGATCTCATTTCTAAAAAGTCTATCATTAAATATCATCTCCTCTAAGAAAATTATAGCAAAAAGGGTTTACTTTCGCAATACAATGTATTACAATTAATACATAAGGTTACTTAAATTAATAAAAATTAAGTTAATTTAAGATAAAAAATATAATTTTGAAATAAATTTAATACAATGTATTACAAGGAGGAACTGTAATGAATAAAGAAATGCTAGGGTTAGACAATGGTTATCACTTTACAAAAACAAGTGAACAAATTAAATTTTTAAGTACTATAAGAGAAGGACACGATGAATACAATTCTGATATTCTTGAAATAGAATGTGAAGGTATAAATTATATTGTAGGAGAGCCAAATGGTGACTATATAGTTGATGCTGACAAGTTTAAAACAGAAGAAGGAAAACAGTTATTAAAAATAACTACTTTAGCAGCAATTGGATTAAGCTATCCAGGAGAAAAATTTATTGAGTTAATCGTAAGTGGTGGACTTCCAGTAGCTTACTATTCAAAACAAAAAGATGATTTTTTAAGTTTGATAAAAGAGCTAGATGGATCTACATTTAAAATAAATAAAATAGGATTTAATCAAACAATTAAAATAAAGGATAGTTTAGTTATACCTCAATCAGCTGGAGTTGTATTTGAAAAGAATTTAGGAAAAGAAACAACTATTGTTATTGATATTGGTGGTGGAACTTGGGATGTTTCACAATTTGACGGATATAAGATGGTGAAAAAAGCAACATATCCTGAAGGAATGTTAATTCTTTATTCTAAAATAGCTCAATATTTAAATAGCACTTATTACACTAAATATGCAGCAAGTGATATATATAATTTAATAAATCGTGGATTCTTTACAGTAGATGGAGAAAAGAAAAGTATATCAGTAGTAGATAAAATGATTGAAGAACATGTGTCAAATGTTATAGCAAGTATAAAAAGGGATTTTGAACTTAGCAGTGTAGATAATGTTATAGGTATTGGTGGTGGAGCTACTGAACTTGATAAATTATTACTTAAATATATAAAACAAATTGAAATAGAAAAAAATTCTGATTTTTCTAATGCTAACAATTTTAAAACTATGGCTGAATTAAAATTAAGCAAATAGGAAGTGATTTAATGGCAAGAGTAACAAAAAGTTTTTCATTAGATGATAAATTTGATAAAGACATAATTAAAAAATTAGATGAAGTACCAAATAGAAGTGATTATATAAAAAATTTAATAGCTGAAGATCTAAAAACTAAAAAAGATGTTTTTAGCACTAAAGAAAAAAATGCTATTAAAAAAATTGTTCTTGGAATACTGGAAAACTATGATTTACAAGATAAAGTTACTAAAGAAGTTATCGTAGATAAGGATGAAAAGAAAAAAGCAATGGAAGATATGGGGTGGTAGTGATATGAGAGAAATTCATTATATATTAATTAAAATGCCTAGTGGAATAAATGAAGCAAGAATATTTAGATATTCTGGACAAGAAACAAATAATAATAGACTTAAAGAAATAATTAGAGAAAAAGAAAAGATTTCAGATAAAGATCAAATTCATATTTATCACGAAAGGTAGTAAATAAAAAAAAAGCAGCAACTCTAAGAGTTACCACCTAATACTCGCAATATTAGTATAACTCTTTTAGGGTTGCTCTGTAAAGGAGCAAATGAAAAATGAATATTGAAATGTATAAAGAACTTTTAGAACAACTAAAAGATGATGGAATTAAGATAGAAAAGTTAAGAATTTTAGATATAAGTCATTCAATTAAGTTATATAAAATGTTCAAAAATTGAAACTTGAATACTATAAACGTTCATAAATTAATTATTGAACTAATTCAACTGTTCAAAAATAATAAATGAACACTAAGGGGGCTATATGATAATAGATAAAGAAAAATATGATAATTTATTAAAAGAGCTTGAAACATATAAATGTGTAGTACAAGCTCTACAATTTGAAAATGATAAAATTATTAAAGAAAATAAAGAACTTAAAGAGCAATTAAATAAAAAACATAAGGGTGGACGAAAAAAGAAATTAACTGATATGGAAATAGAATCTATAAAAATGTATAGACTACAGGGAATTAGTATTCGTGAATTATCTAAAATATTTAACTGTTCAGTCGGTACTATTTATAATGTAATAAAAGGTCTGGAATATTAATATTCCAGACCTTTTTAACATATAAAGTTATTGTTCCATTAATTGTCTCCAAGTAGCAGGGCCAACTATGCCATCTGCTGCTAAGCCTCTTGATTTTTGAAATCTTATTATAGCATTTTTAGTATTAGGACCATATATACCATCTGCAGTTCCAGCGCTATAGCCTCTATTATTTAATGCAGATTGTACAGTCTTTACAGGGTCTCCAGTAGTATTATAACCAGGCCCAACATATTCTCTGTCGACAGTTATTGCTCTAAGCTTATCCCAAGCAACTTTAATAGTGTCAGCAATCCAATCAGCTGTTGAAGCTCTTGTCCATTTCTTAACTAAGTTAGTTAAACCTGGCTTCCATTGTTTGATTTTTACAGCTATTTTAGAAAAGTTAAAACCTCTAGGCTCTATGTTTTTTAAATCTTGATTTAGTGTTTCTTTACTGGAATTAATAGAATTATCTTCATTAAATTCAATACTTTTTTGTAAAATCTCATTTCCTTCAGTTTGAACTATAGCAGTCGGATTTTCTGCTGCAAATGATGTAAGTGATGGAAGAAGTACGCTCGTTGATAACATTAAAGTTAGTACTCCTATAATTGCTTTTTTTCTCATAAATTATCACCCTTAAAATAAAAAAAATTATAATTACAAAATAATTTTAAAGTAAATTTCTATTATTGTCAATTATATGATAAAAATAGATAATATTGACATTTGGTTAATAAATTTGTTATAATTTAGACTAAATTAATTCACAAAATAAGGAGATTGATATGATAGATAAATTTGAATTAAAAGTTCAAAATTTAAGTAAAAAAATTAAAAAAAATGAAATTCTAAAAAATATTTCTTTTAATGGCAAAAGTGGTGAAGTAATTGGTATAGTTGGGTCAAATGGAGCTGGAAAAAGCTCTTTATTTAAAATACTTTCGGATTTATGGAATTCAGACAATGGAGATATTTTAATAAATGGGAATGATATTAAAAAAATGTTATATAAAGATTTTTATATAAGTGCATTAATAGAGAATGTAAATTTATATGAAAATTTATCGGGAATAGATAATATAAAAATAATATCACAATTATATAATATAAAGGATTCAGGTTATATTGATTATTTAGTTAACAGTTTTAAATTAGTAGAAAATATAAATAAAAAAGTTTCTAGTTATTCCTTAGGAATGAAACAAAAATTAGGATTAATATTAACTTTAATACCTGCTTATGACTTATTGATATTAGATGAACCAACAAATTCATTAGATATAGAATCTGTACAAGTATTACATGATATAATAAAAGATTTAAAAACTAAAAATAAGTTGATCATTATATCTAGCCATATACTAGAAGAGTTAGAGAATATATGTGATAGGATATTTATTTTGTCTAATGGGGAGATTTCATATGAATATAACAAATATGACAATGATTATGCATATATAGTTTTTGATAAAGAAATTACTAAAATAATGTTTGAAAATTTAATTGATTTAGAATTATTAGAAATAGTATCAACTAATCAGGTAAGAATTCCATCTAATTTATTAAATTATTTAATTTCTAACTTAGATAAATTAGATTTGAAAATTGAAAAAGTTTCTAAGAATGCTGATTTAAAATATGAATTTAAAAAAATATCGGGAGGGGCGAATGGGTAATTTATTAAAAATTGAATTGTTTAAAATACTTAAAGGTAAAGAAAAGAATGTAATAATTTTATCATTTACATTTATGATTTTATCACCATTGATAAGTATATTTTTATCGGAAAGTTCATTTGATAAAGAATTTTTATCCAATATCTATCGTTTTTTTGAATATAACTTTTCAACGTTATTTCCATTATCAATAGGTATTTTTTCTATTTGGAATATTGGTAATGAATTTAAAAATAAAACAATAAAATACTATATTATGTCAAAATATAGTAGATTTCAAATGCTTATAGCTAAGTTTTTATCTATAAATATATTTACAATAATTTGTTTTTTAATAACTTATATTTTATATTGTATAATAGCTTTCTTAACTTCAGATAAGGTATCTGTAATAGTAAACTTTGAAACTATTACAACTTCGAGTTTAATTTTAAACTTATCACTTATAGGTATAACAACAATATTTTATATTATTGCGATAGTGACATTTTCTATTACATTGGCATATATTTTTAAAAGACAAAATGTAGCTATTTTAATATTTATAATAATAACTTCATTAATGCTATTGTTGTTTGGAGGAATTTACGAATTATCTATTATCCCTAGGTATTCATTCTTTTACGCTAGTGAATTATATACATTAATTTGGCAATTCAATAATTTCCATATGTTTTTAAGATATATTTTACCATGCGTTTCGAACATTTTTATCTTATTGATTCTATCTTCAGTTTCATTCGATAAATATAAATATAAATAGGTTTTAGGGGGAAACTATGAAATCACAAAAAAAAATACTTATAGTTTTTGCAATAAGTTCTTTAATAGCATTAGCATGTAATTATTATATTTATGAGTTAAATAAAGATTTTACAATTGTTACAACTGAAAAAAAACTTAATAATACCGATGATTATACTGTTGAAGATTTCAAAAAACTAAATATAAATGAATTGAAAGAATTACAAGAAATATATTATGCAAGAAATATAAATGATAAATGTAAATTAGTATCTGAAATAATATTGGAAAATTTCAATGAATCAGATATAGATACTTTAACAATTTTAAGCATACTTTCAGAAGAAAATTTTGAATTTGAAAAAGCATTGGAATATAGGTATAGATTATTACCACTCTGCGAAAGATCAAGATTACCAGTTATATATGATAATATGGCTGATATATATTTATTAACCGATTTAAATAAATCTATAGAATTATTGGAAAAAGCATTGAAAATTAACCCTGAAGATGAAATAGTATCTTTAAAATTACCTTTTTTCAAAAGTTTAATAAAATATTATAATAATGAAAATAAAAGTAATTATTATAAAAAAATAATTGAATCATCTGATATTAATATATTACCTAGTGTAATTGAATTTATGAATAAAAAAGTTAAATAATATAAAAATAAGGAGCAGGTAAGCTCCTTATTTTTATATTAAAAACTACCTTGATTTAATCCATATAACGCTTTCCATGTGTTCTTGCCTATAATTCCATCTTGTATAAGATTAAAGCAATCTTGAAGTCTTTTAACGGCTTTTACAGTAGTATCTCCGAAATCACCATCAGCACCATATGGATTTAAGTTATACCCCCTATTAATTAATCTTTGTTGAATTAGTCTAGTTATATTTCCTTTTGCTCCTGGATAAATAGTTATACAAGCATTTAAAGTATCTTCTCCGAAAAGTCCATCAACTTTTAAATTAGCTCCACATTGTCTATTTAATTCTTCTTGTAGAGCTTTAACTTCATCACCTTGAATAGAAATTTCCCATAATGCTTTAGCATTAAAGTTAACTACAGGCTTTATTTCTCCTAAATCTGTATAGCAATAATTCATATCTACTGAATCCGTATTTATTCCTGGTACTCTTCCATTTTCAGAATACTGCCATATCATACAATCACGATTTTTATTTTGATTATAATAAGCGTACCATAATGGGTATTGAGTTAATTCATTATTATAAAATTTATTTAAAATAAAGTCTTGATTAGAATAATTACCTGGTTTATATCCTAGTTCTTTTATTCTTTTACAAAATGCTTTAACCATATCAGTCGCTAATCTTTGATTTACAGCAACTCTGCATTTATTAGCATAATTAACACTGTCATATTCAAAATCAAAGAAAATAGGTAAATCTATTTTATAATTTTTAATAGCTTGTATTGCAAAATTAGCTTCATTTCTTGCCATATCGCAATTATAAGCATAACTAAACCAATAAATTCCTACTGGTATTCCTAATCTATTGCACTCACATATATTTCTTATAAATTGTTTATCTATATTGTTATTGCCATAACCAGCTCTTAGAATAGCAAAGTCTATATTACCTTTCACTTGATTCCAGTCTATTGTTCCTTGATGTTCTGATACATCTATTCCTTTTAACATTTGTATTTCTCCTTTTCATTTATATTTTTGAACATAAAAAAGACCCGAATTTCTTCGAGTCTTTTTTATGTACTTTAAAAACATATATGAGAGTTTTTAAATTGCTTAATACTTTTCATATATATTTTATCAAAATTTATGTTTAATGTTAACATGTAAAAGATAAGAATCCTAAAATATTTTAGATTTCTTATTTTTTTTTGAAGTGTATAATAAAGAATGTATTTTAATTATATCAAGTTATTTTATTATAACAATTAATAATTTTAAATTTTAAATCATTGTTCAAAAATATATTTTGAACGAAAAAAGACTAGAAAAGTTCTAGCCTTTTTTTATTTATGATAATTTTAAGAAAACTAAATAGTACTTAAATCTAGTTTATCATAATTTTTGTTTAATGTTAATATCTAAAAAAAACAAGAAACCTATAATTAATTATAGGTTTCTTGTTGTCGGGATGTAAAAATTTAAAAATTTACTTTTTTAGTATAACACTATATTTTTTTATATCAATTTTTATTTGAAAACATTTACTAATTTTTAACTTAATTTATAGATATATAAGTTTTTAAAGAATCAGTTAAAATATTTTATTGACTTTGCTCTATTGGTAAAACTGATTTAACTTGATTTAATTTAGCTTTTAGTTCAGAATTTTCTTGAACTAATTTGTTATTTTTATTTTGAATATCTACTAATTGAGTTTTAAAAGAATCCTCATTAAGAAGCTTTTTACCTTTATTAACTTCACCAGCAATAGCTTGTCTTAAATCTTGAACTTCATCAATAGTTAAATAAGGTATTTTTGCTAAAAGTAATTTATCAAAATCATTTGCTTTTGATTTTATTAAATCTTCAACCTTACCAGTAATTCTATACTGTTCATCAATCATTCCCCAAACTTCTCTAGCTGTTTCTAGTTCTTGCTGATGTTTTCCTATCTCTAATTTTTGTTCTACTTCTTCTTTTTTCTTTTGAATAAGTTCAATAATAACATTTCCAACAGCTTTTATAGTTACTCCTAAAATTCCTATTACCGCAGCAATAACAACTGGTCCAATTTGATTTATTAAAGTATCTCCTATATTCATATTAATTACCTTCTTTCTATTTATTCTCTATTTCATCAAGCCTTTTATGTGCTGACTTTGTGCTTTCTTCTACTTTTATAAGTCTTTCTTTTAGTTCTGCATTTTCTTTTGCTCTAGTCCTTAAGTCTACTTTTATATCATCTAAGTTTCTACTTATATAGTCTAACTTAGTTGATAAAATAGTTTGTTCTTTAGTTTCTAAAGACTCTTGTTTTGCACCATCTTTTTTCCATTTGACTAATATACACCAAATTGATAAGACTGTAGCAACAAAACCAACTAAAACTGTTATATCTATCTTCATAAAACTTCTCTCTTTCTATAAATTAAGGCAATAAAAAAAAGAACCTTTTTAGATTCTTGAATTATTGCCTATTTTTTTTATTATTGAGTAACTTGTTGTGGTTGTACTGGTGTAACTGGTTGAGTTACTGGTGTAGTTTGTGGTGTTGCTGTAGTTTCTTTAACTTCAAAATCTACTCCTGTTATTTCTTTAAACTGTTCTTCTGATATTTCTCCATAAGGATTAGATGTTGTTTTTACTGCTTTTCTTAAAGTGTTAATGTCGATAGCCTTCATATCATATACCATTTTCCAAAAATTAAAGTTGTCATTATTCATATTAATTACCTGCCTTTACTACATTTCTTTATTTTTTAATTCTATTAATTCTAATTTATTATTTGCAACTTGTTTTGATAAGTTGTTTATAATCATATCTTTTTGCATACTATTTATTTTATTTAGTGCTATTTGACTAGCTAAATCACTAATCATTTTATCTTTTTGCATATTAGCAATTTTACTCATTGCTAATTGCTGCATTATATCACTTGTTGATACAAAATTAACTTTATTACCAGCTACATCAGGAATATAATTCATTCCTGTTATCTCCTGAAATTCATCAGATGTTAATTCCCCATTTATACCAGTCATTTGAGCTAAAGTATAAATATCAACTTGATTTCTTTCAAATGCTGTTTTCCAAAATATAAAATTTTTACTGTGCATATTATCACTCCTTTTAACTTAAAAATCTCATAGCATCACCTATTTTCATCATAGTGAAAATCTTATCCCCATTCTCATTCCCTCTAATCCAAAAATCTTGACCACAAGGCAACCAAACTCTAGTACTTGGGTTACATAGTCCTTGTCTTCTAAAAACTATATGTGCGAGTGGGTCGCCTGAAGCTACATAGAAATATACTTTTTCTCCATTCTGTAATGCTGAATGGTCTATACTAGTTATATCTGCTACGTGTTGTTGGTCTAAATAATAAGCTTTATTTGGTTGTAAAGTTAATGATGTAGCACCACTTATATACTCCATTTGTATATTTTTATTTACCCAGTTATATAGGTCATTAATTGATGAACTATTACTCGCTATCTGTTTAGTATTTGTATTGATAGAATCTTGTACTGAACCTGTATATTGCCAATCTGACCAAACACCATCTTTATAATTTGCATAATTTCGAATCCATTTTTTAACAGAATTTAATGGGTATGTCTGTATAAATTCTTGTTGTACTTTTCCTTCAACCCCATAGTTAATTACCTCGAACACTATTCCACTCCCCTGTGATAGATTTCCTAAAGGTGTATTATTAAATGCTCCTTGTCCTGTATCCCATGTAAAATACTTGTTAGGGTCTTTAAAGTCATTACAATCGCTAAATGTAGGATTTATATAAGATAAAGTAACACCTAATACTTCTTTCGCTATTTCTTGCACATTCGTCTTTTCGATAGCTTCATTAACTTTATTAGTTAAGTTGTTAATTGTTCCATCTACTGAATTTAAAGTATTAGTTAATGTATTAAATTCATCTGAACTTATAACTGCATTAAAATTAGTAATTGAAGGAACTATATTAATTTAAAATGGATAAGATGAAAGTCTTATGTTATCCTTCATAAAAATAAATTCTAGTTTTAATACACCATTTACAGCTAACATCTGTGAAGTTAGGTCTAGTTCTACTATTCCATTTGTAGAATCTATAATTTGAACATCATTAAATATTTTTTTACCATCGGGCTTAATTCCACCAACACTAACATTTATACTACTTAGATTAAATGGAGTATTGTTTTGAATAAACTGAAAAGTAAAACTTCTTGCATTATCAGTATCAAATTGTTTAGCTGATAAATTGAATAAATTGAATGTTTTATCTAAATTAAAAATTAAAGTTTGATTATCTAATGTCATTTAATCACTCCTTTCTAATATGGATTAGCACCATATCCTCCATTAGTTTCTACTAATCTACTAGTTGAATTTCCTCTTGAATCTATATAATTTATATAAGGTCTTGAATAATATCCATTTACATTACCTTGATTACTAAATATTCTCCATTCTTCTTCTCTACGTCTTATTAATCCTGGTAAATGTTGACCACCTGCAAGAGTCCATTTTTTAAACTCATTATGAATTCTTTCGTCCCTAATTCCTTGACAATATAGTCTATAAAGAGTAGAACTCAATAAAGCTCCAACACCTTCGTTATAAGCAAAACTAACAAATGAGTCTATTTCTCTTTGAAGTGGAGTAATGCCTTTACTTCTCAAATTATTATAGATAGGTGTATAATAAAATCTATTTGTATTATCTCTTAAATGTCTTGTTGCTTCACTTTCACTTATTGGAACTGAAACACCATTTAATTCATCCCTAGTCATACCATAGCCAAGGGTTAATACATTTACGGAATCATGATAATAGTTAGGTGCAAAACCTTCGATACCTTTCATATAATAAATAATATTTGCACTAGCTTTATTACTTGCTTGGCCATTTGTATTTCCTGAACTTCCTCCAGTAGATTCTCCAAATAATTCTTCTAAGCTATTTACCAGTCAATCTCCTTTGAAAAGTTGGCCATAAAAATGAATTCCATCATCTTTTATAATAATTTGATTTCCACCAGCACTAGCGTTTCTTCCAATCGTTGCTTGACCTTTTTTACAATTTATAAAATAATCTCCTATTGAAATTTCGGCTCTATCCTCATCTACATAAATCCAGCCAGTTTTATCATCATTAGATAGATGGGCCCTATATAACCAGTTCCAATTAAAATTTGTTTCTTCTTTTACTTGAATTGGTTTATCAAATTCATTACCAGCTATATTAAATTTATCGAATTCTATATATGATGTATATTCATTGTTGTTAGGGTAGGCAATACTAACAATACTATTTTTACTGTTTGCTAATTGAATAAGGGCTATATCTTTATTTTCTATCCTTGTCATAGATGCTAAGCTACCTATAAATTTCCCATCATGATACCAATCGTATAAGTCAAATGAGTTATTTGAAATATTTATTGCTTTTTTCCCATTATTATAAAAGTTTACTCCACCACTTTGACTTAAATCAACTTGAAACGAACCATCTATATTTTCAATTAAAACAGTTTTTAATTTACCTATTAAATAATCAGCTACTACTTGCGTTCCAGTTATAAAAGTTTGCCAATTCCAGTCCTTATCATCAGGTGTTCTTTCACTTGCAATTTCTAGTCCCATACTTCCAATAGATAAAGCTCCATAAGTTGAGCTTCCCTTTATTTTATCTTCGAATAGCATAGCTCTAACTTGTTGTGTTTGGGCTATATTCCTTTGTGCTTGGAACTTAGTTTTTAAACCATTGATTATTCCTTCTAGGCTTTCAGTTTTTACATTCCCATTACCATTTAAAACTTTACTAACTGCATTAGAAATATCTGATTGATTTTCAAAATAATTTTTAACCACATCACCTATTTCAATTGAGTTATATTTTTTAGTTAATATGTTCCACTCATATCCTATACAACGAGTAGTCATATCAATATCTAAAAGCTCACTATGTGCTATTACTGTATCTCCAAGACTTATATTAACTAAACCTTTTATATCTTTATAAAACTCTGAATTTTCAAGTGGAGCAACTTTAATATTTCCTGTTATTTCAGGCTTATCTATTCCATTTTCAAATAATTCATTACATTTATCTTTCATAGCTTGATAAAGTTCTTCTTCAGTATCAAATAAAACACTTCCGTCATCTGAATCATCAGATTGGTCCTGTAAATCAGATTTTAATTTTAAATTATCCATTTGAATAAATTTTTCGTATATAATTCTATATTTATTGATTAAAGGACTATCTACATACCCGTAATTAGGTAGTGTTCTACCATTATAGGATATAGGCTTAATTCTAGTTACGATGTTATCGTTATTTTCCTTTATACCAAGGTCAAGCATATTTATACCATAAGATACTCTAGCTCCATAATTACCACCGATTTTATCGTTTATATAGACATCATAATTATCTAAAAATATTTCTCCACCCCAACGCTTTATAAAAGTATTATCTTTATCACTGTTAATTAAAGAAACTATGTTATCTCTAACAAAATAACAAGTATTAGAAGCTGAAATGTTACTATGGCCATTAAATTTAGTTCCTTGTAGAAGGATATTTAAAGCATCTTGACCATTTTTATCTATAGCTCTAATATCATCAACTGTAGTGTGAATTAAATCAAAGAATATATGTCTAGCTTGAATTGTAATTCCTGTCTTTAACATATTTTTCTTTATTCCATATATACCAAAAAGTTGACCATTAGAATAAGGCGTAGGAGCTTTAATAACTCCACCTTTATTTATAATCTTCCAACGACCTTCTTTATCATATGGGTGGTCTATTTCTATTTCACAAATACCATTCATTTTAATTTTAAAAATAGCTTTTGAAGGTGCTAAAGTGACATCACCATCATTTTCATAGTTTGTATTATTAAAATTATAAAATTCTATACTCATTTTTATAAACACCTCCAATTTGGAATTATAGTAATGCTATTAAAAGTTCCATCACATGAATAACTTAATTCATTTTTTCCTTGTTTTAAAACTAAAGAATCCCAGGAACCCTTTTTTATTGAATTATTTATAACTCCTTCTTTATAAATTAGCTCTCTTTCTACATCTACAGTAATTTCTTGGCCAACATTTAACTCAACTGAACTGTTATTTATAGTAAGAGTAACTAACCCTTCTGCTTTAATGTGAAAAATAGGTTTAGCTTCTTTCCCATAATCATTAAATAAAATAGGAACTAAAGGTATTTCTAAAATTCCATCTAAATAATAAGTATAGGGGGAACAAATAAAATTAATTGTTGCACTTCCCATTTCAATAAATTCAGTTTTAAATGAATCTAAATTAATTTGTTTAACCCTATAAAAGACTTCTGAATCATTAGAAAAAATAAGTTTATTATCCTTAATATCAGATAACCAATTCTTAATATCTCTATATTTTCTTTTAATAATTTCTTTGTTCAAAATATCAATTGGAACTGGAATAGTAATATCAGAATATCCACCATCTTTTATGACTAAATCTTCTCCACCAGGAATAGAAATAGTTTCACTTTTAGGTTGTGGATTGGGAATGGTTATATCATCTATCATTTTTATCCCAAAATCATCAAATGAATTTTTATTATTGAATATAAAAAAAACAGGTTTATTCATTATAAAATACCTCCTGTTGCTACTAAATAACTATCTTGATTTTCTGTTATATTTTCTATAACTTTATGTGTTGTATGTGCTGCTATAACATCACTATCCATGACAATATTATTATTAATATTTTGGTGTATAGTTTGTTTTTGATCGGGCATCATTAATTTAAATGATTTATTCATAGTCATAGCACCAAATGAAGCCTTAAAACTTTGTGCTGATGTTTCAGCTTTTACGGTTGCTTTCATTTTATTAACCATTTTAGACATTTGGTCTTTAACTTGGTCATTTAAGTTAGGCATTTCATTATCCATACCTACTGAAACCCCTTGAATAGTATATTTACCTATAGGTATCATTTTTCTAGCTGGTGAATGTATGCCTAATCCTTCCTTAAATCCTGAAATAAAACCACCACAAAAACCTCTTATATCGTCCATAAGTTTCTTCTTAGCATTTAAAATACCTTGCCATAAACCATGTACTATATAACTTCCTAAATTCATCATTTTACCTGGAAGTGATTTAACTTCATCTACTATTGAGTTAACTAGATTTATAGCCGCATTACGTCCAGCAACATATAAATTATAGCCCCAGTTTGCAACGCTATTTAAGCATTGACTTAACCAACTTCCAAAACGTCCAGGCAATTGAGAAATCCAATTAATAAAGTTATTAATAAAGTTACTAGCAGTTTCAATAGCTTTATTAATCATATTACTACCCCAAGCAACTACGTTGTTATAAGTAGTAGATAAATAATTAGCTATTCTACCAGGTAATTGAGAAATCCAGGCTATAAAATTATTTATGAAATTACTTGCGGTTTCTATGGCTTTATTAATCATATTGCTACCCCAAGCAACTACATTGTTATAAGTAGTAATTAACCATTTTTCTATTCTTCCTGGAAGCTGAGAAATCCAAAGTGTAAAATTGTTAATAAAGTTACTAGCAGTTTCTACAGCCTTATGGATCATATCTTTACCCCATGCTACAACTTTATGATAGGTATTAATCAACCACTTTTCTATTCGCCCTGGTAATTTTGAAAACCACTCACCTACGAAAGTAATCCATTGTGGTATTGTTTTAGTGAAAAAGTTCCATACATCAATACCCCATTTTATTAATGAACCCAAAGCTAAACCTAGAAAATGACCTAATGAAACAAACATTTTAAAAGCATAGTCATGGCCTATTATTGATAGCTTATTTAATAAGCTAGGAATAGATTTAATAAAGTTAACTATAGCTAAACCTAATTTTTTGAAAGTTTCAGGAATTGTTTTAGTAAAAAAGTTTGATATATTATTACCCCAACTTTTAAACATATTTGAAATATCATTACCCCAACCTTTAAATTTATTAGATACACTAATTCCCCAGTTGTTAATTGAGTTTAAAATATTAGTCCAAAAATTAGATACTGAATTTGAAATATAGGTAAACCAATTAGATATTTTTCCAGGAATACTATTAAACCATTTTCCAAGATTATCGAACCATTTTCCAAGTTCATCGAATTTTTTACTGATCCAGTTGACAGCATTAGAACAAGCTTCTTTAATTCCATTCCATAAACCAATCCAAAAGTTTCTAAATCCTTCTGAAGTATTCCAAAGATATATAAATCCAACTACTACAGCTAATAAAGCTCCTACAATCCAAAAAGCAGGACAAGCTAGAAATGCTAAGTTAGCTGCTGTTTGTGCCTGGGCTTCTGATAAAGTTGCCATTTCTACAATTCCAAAAACAGCTCCTAAAATTTGAAGTGATGATATAATACTTTTAATTATCATAAAGCCTTTAAATGTAAGTAGTAAACCACCTAAAGTTGTAGCAAGCAAACCGATTATAAAAGCATTTTTCCCGATAAAAGTAAAAAAGTCCTTAATAACAGGCAAAACTATATTAGTTAAAATATTGCCTAGTCCATTAAAAACATTTATTAATGGATAAAATTGAGGAAACATTTCTTGTAAGGCTTTAATTATTCCATCTTTTCCAGCTAACTGATTAAATTTCTCTAATTTATTACCTACCTCAACTAAATGTTTTTTCAAAACATCAAAGATTGGTCTAGATAAAGTACCAGATAATACCTCCCAGTTATCTTTTAAGGTTGACATTAACCCATTGAAAGTAGTTGATTGTTTATCCATAGCCCCATTAAATTTTTTTGCTACCGAATCAATTGCTTTATTATATATGTCTGCTGTTACTTTACCTTGTGAAGCTAGTTTTTTAACATTAGCTACATTAGTATGCATTACTTGAGCTAAAGCTTTGTAAATTGGTATACCTCTATCTTGTAGTATATTTAAATCTTCTGTATAAGCTACTTGAGCTTGTTGAACTTGAGCATATTGACGAACCATTTCTCTAAGTGAATCTTCTGGTATTGCAAGAGCCGATCCTAAATCACCAAATTTAGTTAATTGGTCAAATAAAGCCTTACCTTGAAAACCAGCATTATATAATTGTTTAGCCATGGCATCTACTCCCATTTGAGAAAAAGGAGTAGTAGCGGCAAAATTAGTTATTTGATTAAACATTTCAATGGCTTTTTCTTGACTTCCTAGAATTGAAGTCCAGGCCATTTCAGATTGCTCTTTTAATGCGTCAAATGAAATTCCTGTTTCTAATATAGATTTTCCTAAATCTTTAGCTTTATCAACAACAAAAGCTATACTAATTGCAGTTCCTAATCTGATTAAGGAACTTCTTAGTGATTCTAATTTACTTTCTGTGTTATTAGTAGCTTCTGTAGTTTCTTTTTGCATATCTTGCCAAGCCTTTTTCCATGCTTCAGAAGCATCCATCCCTGATTTTTTATATTCATGAGCTAACTTAGCAACTTGTGATCTTAAAGTTTCTGATCCTTTTTCGGCACCACTTGTATCTATTTTAGTATCAATAACTATTTGACCATCGCTCATAAATCACACTCCTTTCTTAATTTTTTGCATAATAAAAACACCCAAATAAATTGAGTGTTCTACATATGATTAATTTAGTTTTATCTATTTAATATTTTAAATTTTTCATTATTAAATTCTTCTTGTGTTAATATTCCTAAATCTAATAAATTTTTTAATTTCATAAGTTCATCTGCTTTAGATAAGTTGTTAGAACCACTATTTTTTATGTTATTTTCATCAATAATACATTCTAATGCGCCTATTATTTTTTGAGCCGTTTCTAATAGACCTTTATATAATAAAGATGATGTTTTTAATTCAGAGTTAGATAACACTATATATAATACTGGATTAATTTTATCTTTAATAGTTATCTTAACTTTTAAAGATTTAACTATTGACTTTGTTTTTTTTCTTCCCGTAACTCCACCAACTATAGCGCCAGCTCCTCCAAATAAAACTCCACCTGCTACAGCTCTTCCTAATCCGCCAGATGAAATTTTTATATTTTCGTCTTCTAGCAATTCAACACTTAATAAATTGTTAAATTTAATAATCTTTATACCGTTAGATGATTTAATGCAAACTTTCTTATTAATATCATCGATAGAAAAAGAATTACAAATTGAAGATGTTTCATTAAAATCTTTTAAGTTTTCTTCTATTTCTTTAAATTTATTTTTTAGAGATTCTCCTGTCATTGTAAAAGGAATAAACTGAATATTTAATTTTTTAGACTTTTTTAAGCATTCGGGGCAAATGTATCCACCTTTACATTTATATTTATTAAATCCTGTTTCTCCACCGCAACAAGAACATGTCTCATGTAAACTAAAAAAACTCATATTTTAATCCCCCTATTTATCTTTTGTATAAAGTAATTTTTATACAAATTATATACTATTTTTTAGCAATTATAAAGGTGTTTACTAGTTTTTATTCATTAAAATAGCCTCAATCTCTTTAATTTTTTTATCATCTTCTTTTTCATATTGATTAGGAAGTTTATATATTTCTTTAAGTTTTTTATATCTAGCCTTTTCTTCATCATCTTTTATTTCAGATAAATCTAAGCTTCTATAACTAATAATTTTAGAAATTAAATTATCTTCTTTAAGACTTTTAAACATAGCTTTAAACTTCCACCAATGTAAATATTTAATTGAATTTAAGTCAATATTATATTGGTCCATAAATGCACTATAAATATATTCGGAATCATATTCAAAGTTATACACGTCATTGTATGATTTATAAGAGCTTCCATTTCCTTTTGAATCTGAAGAATTAGCCCCACAACTATAAAATTTTATTATTTCTTCTATTGCTTTATTTAAATCAGTTGGTATTACCGGATAATATAATTCTAAAGCATTATTTATTTTTTCTTCTTCTGTTAATTCATTATCTAACATCATTAGTTCAAATAAAATGGATACTCTAAAGTTAGAATTTATTTTATATATAGTATTATCTATGGTTACTGTAGTTGGTAATTTATCTAATAATAAGCTAAACATTATCTTCTCTTTTTAAAGTTTTGTTTTACTTGGTCTCTTTGAATTCTTGAATTTGAGTATTTTTTCATTCTTTGAGCTCTTTGAGTTTCTAATTCTTCTCTTATAAAATCTAAAAGACTAAAACAATCTTCAATATCATACATTCTGTCTTTAAATATTTCTTCTGAAGAATTAACTCCTAATAAAGAATCTATAAATTTATAGCAATCATTACAAAAATCTGTAGTTATTTTTTTATAATAAGTGTAATCAGCTTTTTGGGGTATTTCATTAGCTTTTTCTTTCATAAATTCACCAAAATCAACTAATTTTTTATCTAGTTTTTTATCATCTTCTATAGTATATGTTTTATTACATATTTCTAGGGTTACTGTTTTTCTACCAAATTCAAATTTTGCCATTATATATTCCTCCTAAATTAAAAGAGCCTATATATTAGGCTCTTATTTATTAAAATTAAGATTCTGCTTGTACTGATGTATTAGCAGGACCAGGTGTAAAAGTACGAGTTGAAGTGTTAAAAGTTCCGATTATTATATCGCTTTTAGCTAAAAAGTTAGCTTTTAATCCCATTTCCCCGTCTTTACTAGAAAAATCTGAAACTTGGATAGCCACTTTTCTTTTTCTTGCTTCATATGTGTTTGCCTGACCTGAAATAGGGCTATCTAAATTTACTTTTATATAATCTGTTTCTGCATCTGATCCGACTAACTCATTTCTCCCAATATTCATAATGTATTGAATAGCTTCTTCTTATTTTATTTGGTCAGCTTCTACTGCCATTTTCCAATCATAAGAAGTTATAGTTTGTACTGCACTTTTTTGATTTATATATTGTTTAGATGTAGTTTTAGCTGATGGACTTTCATCAGCTTTTGTAAAACCTACTCCCATAAAAGCATATTTAGGAGTTCCACTAGTAGTTGAAACATTTAAATAATCTGCTTCCATTGTACGTAATCTAACTGTCATTTAAATTCCTCACTTTCTCTTTTTAAAATATTTTATCGATAAAGATATTTGGTATCGCCCAGTATCTTCATCTACTTGTATTGCATAGCCTGTACTTGTAGTTTTAATTTCAAGTACCTCTAAATTTTCACCTAAATTAGGAAAATTTCTTTTTAAATTATTTTCATATATCCAATCTGAAAATTCTTCATAAAAACCACTATTATCTATATTCTGTAATACATCTGATCCATAAGGCTCTCTACTACAAAATACAAAATCAAACTTATTAATTGAGCTTCCATCTAAATAAGTTTTAATAAGTGGATTACTTGGAACTTCTTCTAAGCTATAGGTCGTTGAATTATCGTCTAAATAATTTACATTAACTCTTACAGCACCATTAAATTTTTCAAGGCTTGGACATTGTTTTATATAATCTCTAATTGAATCTATTATCATAAATGGCCACCTACTAACTCAGCAAGATCTCTAAGAATTTCGTCACCTTCACTATTCCACATACGATTTGACCAGTGTGGTCCTCTTAATCCACCATGATTAATTCCATCAATACCATTACCTCTATTAGTATAAAATTGCCTTATTGCATATGGCATTTCATACACAACGTTATTTATATTTGCAATTCTAGTATTTTTTAATCCACCACGGCGATAAGGGATATATTTATCCATGTGATTGATACATTGATTAGTAAAATATTTTTGAGCTTTTCCATTTGGATTTAATCCTCTTGCTGATAATATTTGTTCAGGATTAAATTCAAGCTTTACAGTAAACATTAATTACAAGTTACCTCAAAATGATCTGTAAATTCAGAAACAGAAACTATTTTAACTACATCGTCATACTCGTTTTCTAATGCAGCTAAATTATTTCCTTTTCTTCCTGTTAACTCAAAATCAATTTTATCTTTCACAATAATATCTCCTGGTGTTAAAGTGAAATAATTATTTCTTTCACTATCTGCAAACTTTAAAAATTTTTTGGGCTTAATATAGTTAGGTGTTTTATCTATAAAAATAAGAGTGCTATCACTTAAAGTAACACCCTTATTTCCTTCTGTTGCTATTATTTTATTTTGCCAGTCAACTTCTTCAATTATACTTTTTTGATAATGTTCTATATCATCATCAGGCCTAAAGTATTTATTATATATAGTTATATCTGTATTAGGGAATAAAACCATTTTATCAGCCCCTATCCCATTAATTTTATAAAGGGTCTTGGTAATAAAGCTTTAACTTCAGAACTTAATTTACTAGAATTTTCTTTATAAGTTATAGAAATATTACCCTCCTTAATCATTGATATATTCTTTTTATCTGCTAAATTTATTTCATTGTCTATTGCTACAATTATAGCCGTTCTATAATTACTTATTAAACTAGTGTCTGTCATATCTGTATTTAGATAATTTTTTATTTTAACTAATGCTATATTAAGATAAAGTTCTAATTTTTTTGAATTAACTCTAGGATAATTATTTTGAATTTCTTCTAAGAACTGCTTTATTGTTTTAGTCATTACTATTTACCTGTTGCTAAAGTTGATGCTTGAGATGAAACTTCTTGAATTGTTGCAATACCTATAGTATTTCCTGTTACTAATGAAGGTAAGAAAGTAGCTGCTGCTTTTGTAAATCTAGCAACTGGATCTGTTTCTTTTTCTACTCCAACAAAAATATTTCCAACCATTTCAGCTTGGGACATTTTATTATCACCTATAAGTTCTATTTCTTCTGCAGTTAATCCAAATACTGAATCTCCAACTTTATCAGGACCAAATACAGTAAATGAACTTTCATTAAAATATCTCTTAGTAGTATATTTTCCGTCAGCACCTAAAACTCTATATTTAGCATCATAAACGGCTATTGTTGGTAATTCCATAGCAGTTAAAAGGGTATTTAAGTCATTTCTAGTAGCGATTTTATCTGAATTAACTCCAAATATAGCTTTTTTAACTGAAACTGATGACAATATTAGATTTAAAACTTTAGTAGAAGTTAAGGCTCTAGTAGGTAATACTCCTGAAGTTTCTTGAACTGCTTGTGCTAAAGTTTGAATATCTGCTAAAGGTGTAGATTTTTTAGGATCACTCCAATCGAAAGTTTTTGTATTAGCTTCTGGAACTTTATAATCTAATTCAACTGCTACACCATTTTCATTGATGTTTATTTTTCCTGTTGAAAGTAATTCCATTCTCATTGCTTCAGCTCTAGTTTGAACTGCTTGTACCATTTTATCAGAATCATTAAATAGCTTTTGAATTGCTAATTGTTGTTCTGCATTAGTTCTTGGAGTGTTAATTTTAATTAAATCTTTTTCTCCAATTCTAATTTTTCTTTTAATTAATGCTAATGTTGCTGCTCCTTTTTGAATTGCTTCTCTACTTGCTAATTCTGTTTCAGTATCGAACGCATGTATTGAAGCAGAAACAGGAAGTCCATCAGCACCAGTAATCATATCGAATTCAATATCTTGAATTTTCATTGTTGGGAATAAAGATTCTCCTAACATTGGTGGTATTTGTCTTGTTTGATAGTAATTTAATAATACATTTGAATTAAATAAATCATCTATATTTGCCATTCCTATTCATCTCCTTTTTATCTAAATGTTATTTTCTTTAGTGCATCAATGGCAAGTTGTGCTGGTTTTACTGGAAGTCTATCTTTTAATATATATCCTTCAACTATTAAAGAACCAGGTTGTGGACCAGAAGTAACATCAACATCATTGGCCAATATTCCTATAACTGTCCCATCATTTTTTATAGTTCCATCAGAAGCTAATAAACTACCTCTTGGCACTACCTTTTTTCCTTCTGCATTCCCTGAAATAGAAGAATCTGAAACTGTAACTGTAAAAGAAACTAAATTCTTTTCTGTTGCTAAAATTTCAGGTGATGTATAAAATTGTTTTACATTTGCATTGAAATTCATTAAATTTCACTCCTTTTTATAAAAATTTAAGCCCAAGGATTAGGACCTTTAGGCTCATTACTTACGTTATTCATTTTTTCAGCCATTTGTTTACCAAAATTATTATCTAATCCTTTTGAATTCATACCAGGATTAAATGAACTTGATTTAATCCTTTCATCTACTAAACTTTCTAAAGATTTAGAATAAACTGTATTAAATTCATCTAGTGCAGCTTTAGTTTTTTCTAAATCTTCTCCTAAAAATCTTTCTACAAATTGGCTAGGTATTTTTTTCTCATTTGCATAACTTATAGCTTGTGCCAATAAATCTTTTCTAGCACTAGCCGCTTTTTCTTTTTCAAGTTGGGCTTGTAATTCTGCTATTTGTTTCTGTACTGGATCTTTAATTAAATCAGGATATTTTTCTTTTATCCAAGGTTCAAATTCCTTCTCTAAATTATTATCCTTCCAAGTTTTTAAAGCCTTTTCAAAGTGTTTATCATTTAAACTATCTATATAAGCTTTAAATTCTTTTTCAGATGCTTTACCTTTAAATGCATCTAATGTTAATCCATTTGCTATAAAACCTTTTACTAAATCAGTATTCTGTAACACTTCATCTATTGAACCATCGTCAGCAATATCATTTAATAAATTAATTAATTCTGATTTTTTCATTTATAAATTCCTCCTAAACTTCTAACTCCTAAGAACTAGAAACTTATTTTTTTTGAAACAGTTTAATGTCTTATTCCAGGACAAAATAAAAAGCCTTAGTTATCTAAGACTTTCCTCAAATGCTATAATTAGTTTGTACTATGCTTATAAATTACTAAAGAAAAGTGGTGATAAACTATGCAAGAATATCGTGTCGCAATAGAAAATATGTCTAATCAAGAACGTGAAAAACTTTTTGAAGAATTCAAAGATCTTGGTTGGAAATATATTAGAACTTATAGTCTAGCCGATATCAATTATTTTGCATGTTTCCTTTGGGAAGATGATACAAAACCGATTTTACCTAATTCACTAAAAAAATAAAGGTTCTATCATCTATAATATCAGGAGCTATAAATAATTTTTTGTTTTCTATCTGATTATATATAGCTTCTGAATTAGTTATCACCAAACGGCTATCTCCTAGTTTATAATCATAGGTTAACTCATACTTTTTCTGTTTATTATCTATATTAGGAATAGAAATTTCTTCAGTTAAAACTTTTATTCCATTTTTCGTAATCTCTATCTTAGTATGAGGATTATAATTTTTCTCTAAATATCTAATTAATGGTCTACTTAATTTTTCTAATTCGTTCATTTAATCACTCCTTATTTTTGTAACAAAAAAGAGTAACATTTATAATGCTACTCCTAGAAAGTGAATATTATTTTGAATGGGGATTCAAAATGTATTATGGTAAGTTAATTTTTTTGAATTACATTTAAATTATTGCCAAAGCTATTATTTTTATTCCTTATTAATTACTGAATAATAACATCTGCAGTTTGGATGTACAGGTAAGATTGGTGCATTCTCTAATTTATATGTTATATTATGATGGCTTAAACATTCTAAGCAACTTCTACAAAATGTAGCCCTATATAAAACATACTTAGCCCCTGTTTCATGACAATTTTGTCTGAATAATTCATTTTGTATTCTTGATATTTCTGTGTCTGCAAGTCTTTTAGCGTTATATTCATTAGAATTAAATCTTAATTGAATTCTTTTTGCTATCTGATTAGCACTTACTTTTCCTTTTAGTAAGTTTTTAATTTCCAATTGAATTTGTTTAGCTACTTTTTGTTCATTTTCCCAAATTCTCTCTGAAAAATGCTTTCCATGATATAATTGATTAACCAATTTTTCTCTATCTTTTTGAGTTTTTCTTATATTATATTTATCCATTATTTTATTAGCCACATTATTTAAAGTATTCTCCATAACGTTATGGGTTAGTTTAGCGTGGCTTTTAAACATAATGGCTATAGTTTTACTAAAGTCAGAAAAAAGGCTCTTATATTCGCTATTAGAAAGCTTTAATGTTTCATTTGCTATTGTATAATATAAAAGCACCTTAGATATTTTATCTAAAATGCTTTTTTTATTTTCATTATTACTTTTATAAACCTCATTCATATCATTATCAGCTTGCCCATAAACATCTTTTATAAAATCTTCATCATCTTGTACATCTTGGTCATTTAAATTATTTAATGCTGCTTGAACTTCTTCTTTTTCTTCAGGAGTTAATTCTGTATCATAATTTATTTTATTATTATCAGCCATTTATTAAACTCCTTGGTGAATTGGTTCCGTCATATTTAATTCTTCTTGTTGTTCTTGTTCACAAAGTTGGCCTTCTTTTACTGGATTATCTACAAAAGTAAATTGAGCCCTTGCAGTTTGTTTTGAGATAGTTCCTTCTGGTGTTTGTGAGAAAATTTGGGCCATCATTAGATCATCTTGTGGAATATTAGCAGTATATTTTATTTTTATATCTTTTGGATCATAAGTTTTATTTTGTTTTATACTTAAAAACTTACATAAAAATTTAATTCTATTTTTTAGAATATCTTTATGTGCTCCTTCATTTAAGCTACATTTATTTTCTAATGAATTTAATCTTGCTCTTAGTGCTAATGATGAAGTATTACTTTGCATTTTTTCATTTGCATTTATATGACAGGCTATTTGATACATTTTATCCTCATATCTATCTAAAGTATTTTGAATAAATAAATCATTTATATTCTTAATTAACCATTCAGCGTTACCACCTTCAGGCATTTGTATTATACCCATAGCCTTCATTTCTTTTGCTTGGTCTTTTTCTATTTGAGCTCCTATAAATTTTAAATAGGCATTTCTAAAATCACTTATTTCATTAGAAATATCAGATAAATTAGTTTCGTATGCATCTTGGAGTCCTTTTAAATCTTTATAAAGACTATCATCTGTAGTTTCAAAAGTTAATTGACCAACTGATACAGGAACTTTTCCAAATATATTATTAGTTGGAGCTTCTGATTGATTAAATTGTGTATCAAAATGATATATAAAATCATCTGTATAAACATCTAAAAATTGCTTTTGAGTTATTACGTCAGTTCTTATATTTATAAAAAATACTAAATCACCATCATTATTTATAAATCCAAATCCTTCAGTAGGTTTAATTATTTTTGAGTTAAAATCTCCATCTTCATCTATATAATAAAGCTCGTAAACTTCTGCAAATATTAAAAGATATTTCATTAAATCACTATCGTGATTGCTTGGCCAAGAACCTAATATATAATCTATATCATCTATAAAATTCTTATTGCTACTTCTTGATTCGTAGATAATTGGATTTCCTACTGAATATGAAACTTCTTCTTTAATAAATTTCTTTATGTAATTTAAATTTACTTTCAAATTACTTCTGTCAGTAATCATTTTATAATTAGCCATCGCATCTGTATTACCTTTATAGTAATCATACATTTTCTGAAACAAATTAAAATTTGTACTTGAAATATATGTGCTATACTGGGTTTTAACTAATTCTAAATTTTCTTGATCGCTTAAATCAAATGACATTTTATCAGCTCCTTTCTTAATTTTATTTTAAGTGGATTTCTACTGCATCAAAATTCTTTACAGATTTAACATCTATACTTAAATCTAATGATATAACTCTTGATTTACTATCATAATTAATTTGATATTTAGTTATTCCTCTAATTTCATGCCCATCTATTTTAAAACTCTTATCTGTAATTTCTACATCTTGATAATAATCATTTTTATCTATAACCATTTCTATTACACTCCTTATATACCTAGTAATCTTCTATCTAATAATGTTATTACTGGTGAAACAGATTTTGCTTCAGTAGTAACTGCATAGCGTAGAGAATCTAGGCCATGATTCCACTTATCTATTGGTTTATTTATGTATTCACCAGTTGTTTTATCTTTAATCCAGGTATAATTTTTAAGTTCTTCTAAAATATAAATACATTTTGGTAAAACATATATTTTATATTGCTGAATATATTGGATTCCATTTAAAATACTATCTTTTCCTTTAATTGATGGCCTTACCCTATCTAATCCATTGACTTTTAACTCATCTATAGATTTAGGTTCAGCACTATCACAAGTAATTCTTTCTTTTTTATAGCCCATTTCTATTACTTTTTCTGCAATATCCTTATTAGTCATTCCTTTTTGTTGGAATTCATCAAAAACCCATATAATTTTTTCTACATCATCAATTAATGCAGCAACAAAAGCCGTAGGATCGTTTGTGTATCCAAAATCTATAGCAAAAACAGCTTTAACATTCTTATTAGTTTTAATTATTTCTCTAAAATCGAACTGTTTTTCTTCCCAGTTTGTATAAACTAGTTTGTCGAGTGTAGCAAACATCCCGAGGGCATATATCTTAAAATATACTGGGTTATTTTCTTTCATTTTTAGTAATGCATTTATATAACTTTGTGGTAAAAACTTATTATCTTTATATGTTGTATGTAAAACTACTGTATCTTTCTTGTTATATCCTTTTTCAAACCATCTTCCATAAACCCAGTTAGCTTTTGAAACAGGGTTAAACATTACATGGATTTGTAAGTAAGGGTTTCTAGTTCTAAGTCTTAAATCTAGCTGGTCAAAAGTATCTGCATCTATTTCGGTGCATTCCTCAACAATAATATCATCAATATTTGCTATAGATTTAATACGTTCTTTATCATCTAAGCCTTTAAAAATAAAAGAGCTACCATTTGGCAACTCTATTGTCATATCTGTTTTATTTATTTTGCATTGGTCATATATTTTCCAATCCCCAAGGACTGATTTAAATAAAGCATAGATAGAATCTTTTAATGTATTTCCTACTTTTCTAGTAACAAGGCATTTTCGATTACTATACTTTAGATATTTAAATATTAGCTTTTGAACTACGAAGTGAGATTTCCCTGAACCAGCACCACCGTAAAATACATTATATCTTTTACTATAGTTTTCTAATTCTTTTAAATATACTTTATTAAAACACTTTTTTGATATTTTAAAACTTTCTAGTGCCAATCCAATCACCTCCTTGTAATCTAAATAATATCTATATTCAATATTCTTATGAGTTCAAATTCTCGACAACCATCTAAATCTGATGACAAATCTAATATTGCACCATTTTCTTCAAGTTTTTTTAATTGATAATAAATAATTTTAGGCGTTAACTTTGTTTTTTGTACAATATCATCAAAATGTAAACATTGACTATCTTTATTATTAATTATATATTTGATTATTTTATTTCTTCTAAAATAATCAATGAAAAATTTAAATACCTCAATAATACTTTTAATTAGACTACCTATATTATTTTTAATTAAACTTCCTATAAACTCTTTAAACACTTCCGTACCTCTTTTTACCATATTATAACATAATTATATCAAAAGTAATCTTCGAGGTTCAATATATTTGGCCTTTGTTTTGAAAAAATATTATTTTAGACCGTAAATTTTAAATTAAATTTCTAATTAGAAGGTAGGGGGGTGGTTTCAAAATAAAAATTTTAAAAAAATTTTTTAAAATAAAATCTATTTTAGATTCCAAAGCCTTGAATTTTAGGTCTATTTCTTTATTTAATTTCCTAAACTATTTCCCAAACTTCTAATTAGCATTAAATTTCCAATTCTCAAATTATTTCGCTAAACAACGGTTTAGTGCAAATAAATAATATACTTTTTTTATAATTAAAATCGCCGTAAACCGTTGATAACACTAGCTTTATAGCAAGTCTTTGAATTGGTAATTTTATTTCGCTAAATCAAGTATTCATTTTATACACTAATTATGCAATTTTTTAAGCATTTTATGCATAAAATTAGTCTTCTAAAGTTACATTTATTTCCCTGTTTTCTTGGACTATTTCTTGCTTATCAACGTATCCATAATTGTTTTTCAATGTGAATATAGCACCAACAGAACTATTCTTATAAAATAAACTTTCTTCGTATTCCATTTCTATTCTAGCCTTAGCACACTTTATGGAGTCAATAAACTTAGCTTTTTCGCTATTTTTAATATTCCTATACAAATCACTATTCTCATTTTCATAGTTCAATAATGTTTGTCTATTAGTACCTAAAAACCAAGCTAATCCAGTAACAGTAATATGTTTTCTATTTTCATTAGCCCACTTATAATATTCATCAATTTTCTTTTGTAATTCATCAGGACTTTTAAACTTTAAAGGTCTGCCACCTTTATTTTTACTATTAACATTAGACATTATACCACATCTCCTTTCTATAAATTTATCTACTAAAAAAGGACTTAGAAAATAACTTCTAAGTCCCTACCTACATCTTTTTCATAGTACCATTATAGCACCCTAAATTCCTAAAATCTTATAATTTTTTTATAATTTTTTTATAGTTTTTTTATAATCATAGATATTTAGCCATTTTCTTAATTGCTTCTGATTGTAATTGTTTAACTCTCGAATATGATAAATTATATTTCATTTGTGCTAATGCACAACTTCTATTATCTATTATTAGTATTTCAATAATACCTTTTTCTATTTCATCTAAAACACTCATTGCATTATCAATTCTTCTTAATTCTCTCAATAATACAACTTTTTCCTTAAGTAATTTTTCTTTCTCATTCATATATTTATCGGCTTGTACTTCTACACCTGAAACTATCTTATAAGTTTTACTTGTTCTCTCTCCATTCTCCATTGAAGTTACACCTAAAAGTTCTTCTTCTATTTCTTGAAGTCTAATATCTATATTAGTTATATCGGCTTTTATAGATTTATATTTTTTTATTTTATCTTTAACTTTTTTCATTAGCTTTAAACTCCTTTATTCTTGCTTTAACTGCTTCTAATAATAAGTTCTGATTAACTTCTTTATTTTCTAAAGCTTTTAATACATCTTCATCTACTGTATTACTAGAAACTAAATGATGCACTATTACGCTATTAGTTTGTCCTTGCCTATGAAGTCTTGCATTTGCTTGTTGGTATAACTCTAAACTCCATGTAAGTCCAAACCAAACAATAATATTACCTCCATACTGTAGATTTAATCCATGTCCTGCTGATGCTGGGTGAACTAATAAAACTGGAATTTTTCCTTCATTCCATAATTTAATATCCTTCTGATCTTTTAATTCTTTACAGTTTTTAATTGATGACTTTATTCTTTCTAAATCACTTTTAAAATTATAAAAAACTAATATTGGTTTTCCATTTGAAATATCTATTATTTCTTCAAGTGCTTTTATCTTTTCATTATGATATTCTTTAAAACTTCCATCATCTTTATAAATTGCACCATTTGCTAATTGTAATAATTTATTACATAAAACTGCTTTACTAGATGCTATTATATTTTCTTCTTCTAAAACTAATTCTTTCTCAAATTGTTTATACTGCTTTTTAATTGAATCAGGTAATTCAATTTTAATTATGTTATTTATCTGTTTTGGTAAATCCAAATAATCTTCTGATTTCATTGAAATACAAATATCAGATATTTTTTTATGAATTGCTTCTTCTGAACCTTCTTTTAACTTCCATTCATATATTATATTTTGGTTTCTTTGTCCTGGTGTAAAATATCTTTCTCTATATCCTGTTATTGTAGTTCCAAGTCTTTCTCCGCCATCTATTATATAAAGTTGTGGCCATAAATCTAATAATCCGTTTGGTGTTGGTGTACCTGTTAATCCTATAATTCTTTTAAAATTTTTTCTTATTTTCTTCATAGCTCTAAACCTTTTAGAACTACTTGACTTAAAACTTGATAATTCGTCAATAACTAATGTGTCCCATATCCAATTATTTCTGTAATGATCTACAAGCCAAACTACATTTTCTCTATTAATTACATATATATCTGCTTCCTCATTTATTGCTCTAATTCTCTTTTTTGCATCACCTAAAATTTTAGAAACTTTTAAATTTATATGGTCCCATTTTTCTACTTCTGTACTCCATGTATCTTCTGCTACTCTTTTAGGTGCTACTACTAAAACCTTAGTTACATATCCTAAAAAAATTAATTCTTGAATTGCTGTTAAAGTTGAAATAGTTTTTCCTAATCCCATATCTAAAAATAAACCTGCTTTTTCATTATTTATAACATGATTTATTGCATATCTCTGATAATTATGTGCTTTAAACTTCATTCTTAAATTCACCTACAAACTCATTTACTGCTTCTATGGAGTCTATCATTTCACACCTAAAACCTAAATTTCTAAGTTCCTTAAATCTTATTTCTTGTAATTTCCTTAATTTCTTACCAGGTGCTTTAAGTTCTACAAAAACAATCCTTCCATGTGGTAATAATACAATTCTATCAGGTACTCCCGAAATTCCTGGTGATACAAACTTATAAGCTTTTCCATTTAACAACTCTATTTTTTTCTTAAGATATCTTTCAATTTTACTTTCTTCCATTTTTCCTCCTGTTTTAATCAAAGTAAACAAAATTTCTATTAGCTATATAGATTAGGCTAATTAGGCGTTAGTATTAACATATTGTACATATATATAGTATCTAATTATTATTTTTATACTTATAAATAATATTTTGTTGACATAGTATATAATAAGTCTTAAAACCTCTATATATCATATTTAAAGGTGTCAACACATAGCGTCAACAAATCCTTTTTTTTGTTGTCAATGTTGACACTATGCGTCAACGCGTCAACAAAATTATTTTTCTATTTTGTTGACACCTATTTTTCTTACATAAGCCCTTTGTGTGCCATAATCTTTTCCAAATCTTAAACTGCTTTTAGCCTTTTTCCACCCCTTAATTTGATTCAATAAATCATTTATTTCTCTACTTTGAATTGGTGTGAGTTTTTTAGGATCACCATTGAATAGCTCTACCCAAACTTCCATAACACATACTTTAGTTCTTTGAACTGTTCCTTCACTATCCCCAAAATCTCCACCATGAATAAAAGTCTTTCTATCAGCTATATCTAGTTCATACCAATTATCAGGAATTAATTTTTCTAGATATTCTTGCACTAGTCCTAATTTAGCGTTTTCTTCGCTATGTGCATCTTGTTGTTTTTTAGCTTCTTTTTCTTCTTTTCCTGTTAAATATAGTTCTTCACCTTTTTTATATAGTTCTATAGCTTCAGCCCATATTTGATTAACTGTGTTTTCATCTAAGCATTTATAGACTTGTTTCTTTATAGGATTTATTCCTACATCTACTGGCCAAAATCTTCTATTACCAGTTCTATCCCTTAAAAATTCTCTATCATTAGTAGTACCAATGAAAATACATTGTCTTTTGAACCTGCTTGTCCTTCTGCCATAAGCAACTCTATAAATATCTTCGGTCTTAGATAAAAAGTGTTTAGTAGCCTCTATATCTGCTTTTTTTGTGGCCATCATTTCTCCCATTTCAATAAGCCATACACCTTGTAATTGCTCGTATGCATCTTTACCAGTTACAGTTGTTAAACTATCACTAAACCACTCACGACCTAACCTAGCAATTAATGTACTTTTTCCTATTCCTTGAGTTCCAGCTAAAACTATCATATTATCAAACTTTATTCCTGGATTAAAAATCCTAGCTACTGCAGCTACTAACATTTTTCTAGTTACTGTTCTTACATAACTATTATCATCAGCACCAAGATAATCTATTAATAAAGTTTCTAATCTATATTCTCCATCCCAGGATAAACTATTTAAATAATCTTTAACTGGGTGGAATGAATTTATTTCAAAAACTAAATTTAAAGCATCTGTAATTTTAGAAGTTGAATTTATACCATAATACTTTTCTATATATTCTCTTACTCCACTATCATCACTATCAATCCAATCACACTCTTTATATTCCTTTCTCCAAGGTAAATTACCTAAGACTGTAGCTCTATTAGAAAATTCATTAAATGCTATTTTTCCTTTTAATAAAGGATCATTTAGAATTATTAATTTAAAGTTATTAATTGTACTCTTAATTTCTCCTTTAGTTGTATATTCTATCTCACATAACCATTCTGTATTATCTTCATCTACTACCCCAAAATCTTCTTTAGCTTTTTGAATTTTTTCTTCTCCCATAAGCTTTAAAACATTTTTATCTGCTGCTGCAAATTCACACATTTTAGTAAAT